GTCAACTCCGTGCGGGAGAACGAGTCAAGTTGACAGACAACCAAATTATCGAGTTGGCTCAAATTCGTATTGGGTCAGCCAATTTCCGTCATGCCCGCGAAATGGTTGGGCCATACCCTGACGCTAATGCCAAAGACATGTTGAAGCAATATCGAACATACTTGTCTAAAAAGTACCCTGGCTTTCCTGCTGTTGCAGAGTTTCAGGTGGGCAAGTATTACAACGACATTTTGGAGTTGAAAGAATTGGTGTTTGATAAGCGCGTTCAGTCGGATGGTACTGTTGAATCCATTAAACAGTATTTGTTAGCACGTGAGCAGGCTATTGCTGCTTCGGGTGTTTCTGAGCAAGGTTTCCGTTCTGCGAAGTCTGCGGAGGGGATACGGGATCAGTTGGCTAGTATTGGTTTGGCATTATCTCAGCGTGAGCCTAATTTTGCCCGTATTTATGATCGTCTATTAGCATCGGAAGTTGAGTAGTTATGTCAAACACACCAGTTGAACCAGTTGATCCAAACGCTGGATACGACACTGGTTTTACTTTTTCTACCCCTGTTCAAACCGACTACAAACTGCGTTACCGCCCTGTATATGGTTTTGGCAAGGGCATTTCCGACACCGAAAAAGCAACTCTTGATCAACAAATTGTAAGAACCCCCAAACAGGCAAGACAATACAACGGCGCATATTTGGTTGACGATCAAGGATTTATTGCTCGCAAACCGTACGACCCAAACAAAGACGTTGAGGGAGAATTGTATGCGATGGATGACGCAACGCGAGCAACAATTCAGTCGTTGCTATATTCGAGAGGTTTTTATGGTTCATCTAAACCATCCCGAACAGGAACCATGTCTGCTGATAGGTCTGCGTTCAAAGAGTTTTTGAATTATGCCAATAGTGAGGGCTACACGTGGAAGCCGTTGCTTGCCAAAATCTCTGCTATGCCTATGACGACAGGTGGTACTGGTGGGTCTAGGTATCGTGTTTCTGCGCCGGAAGACATCACCGAGTATTTGCGTAAATCTTCGCTAGAGAAGTTGGGTCGTACAATGTCCAAAGAGGATGTGGATAAAGCGATTGCTGCCATTCAGCAAACTGAACGTACGAAGGGTCCTGATGCGCCTGCGATGTCTGTGGCTGCTGCACAGCAGGTTTCTGCTGCTGATCCTGACCGTGAGAAATCTGTTCGATTCCGTCGTGGGATTGATATTGCTATGAATTTATTGGGAGGCTGATATGGCACCACGTGAAGTTTCTGAACCAAATACAACAACGGAAATTGGCCCTCTCCGTAGTGCCGCAAAGCAGGTGCGCATTGACCTTAAAAAAGCGTTGGGTCAAGAAGGTTTAAGTGACGCAGAGTATGCGGCCGTACAAAAACAATATGATGCCGCCAAAAAACAATACAACTTGTTGGATGATTTGTATGGAAAAGCAAAAGACAAAGAAAGTAAACTTGGGCGTGAATTAAAACTTAAACAAAACGCTGACGAAGAAGTAAAACGTATTATTGGTATTGCTGAACAAAAAGCAATTGATAGAGCAAAAGATTTTTCTGATGATCCTAACAATCAAAATAAAAAAGGTTTGCGCGATACCGCATATTCGGAATTAAACAAGTTATACGGTCAGGCAGATGCGAAGTCTATTAAAGTTAACCGCATTATTGCCCCAATTCAGGGTGGTGGTTTTGGTTTGGTAACTCCTGCGGCTGCAACTCTTGCTTCTGAACCGGTTGTGGCGGCAACTAGTGTCGGCAACGTTGGTGGTCGTGTACTGACTGAAGCCGAATCGGTTGCTCTTGCTACAGGTCGGAAACTCCCTCCATCAACAATCAAGGATGAACCAACTTCAGGGGCAGGCGGGACTACCAATGTCAAGAATTTGGCGGCAGATCAAAAGACATTTGTTGATGCACAGTTGGTTGCACGGAAACTGAAAGACACACCCGCAAACCGTAAACTGCTACGCACCGAATATCAGCAAACTGCCAAACCAGCCGACGACATGGCATGGATGGAAATATTCCGCCAAGACTATCCGGCGTATTCGGATTGGACCACAGCATCCGTCACAGAACATTTTGGTCAAGACTTCATTGACATTTTGAACACTGTCGCCCAGGGAACCATCGAATACTCTGATGAAGAATTAAAGGCGTTACTCAGAAACACCAAATACTTTACTGATATTACCGACAAGCAGTATTCGTTTGACACCCAACGCAAAGGCGTACAAGATGATCTTGTCGCTACTGCTCGTAGGGCAATCACCACAGACTATGCGGATGTTGGTTTGTCTGAAACCGATCTAGCCGACCTATCAAAGACGGTTGCTCGATCAGGGTTAACTGGCACAGGACTAAAGCAGGCTGTGTACCAGTATGCGTTTCGTCGTGCGGCTGCTGCACCTACAGCCACAGATACGAAGATGGTGACTAACGTGTTGCAAGGTGCCGATGCTGATGCGATACGCCAGTCTGCTCGTGCGTACGGGTATGCGGTGTCGGATGCTGAGGTTCAGGCCGCTTTGACTGGTGGCATGTATAACGGTGTGGCTGTTTCGTCTGAGTCTATTTTGCAAAAAGCACAGAAAGCGGCGAAGGGTGCGTACGGTCATTTGTCGGATCAGATTGATGCCGGTTTGTCGTTGTCAGACATTTTTGAGAACTATAAGCGGTATGCGGCGAATGTATTGGAGTTGGATGAGTCGCAAATAGATTTTACTAAAGACCCTAAGTGGCAGGCTGCTTTTGGTACGAAGGAGTCGGGTCAGATGGGTTTGGGCGATTGGGTAACAAAATTGAAATCGGATGAATCGTTTGGTTGGCAGTACACGAAGCAGGCTAATCAGCAGGCTACGGATGTTGGTTTGACTTTGGCACGGGCGTTTGGGAAGGTTAAGTAGTTATGTCAATGATGGATTTTAGTGGTGTGGATTTTGGTGCGTTGTCTGCCGATTTAGCGTCGCGGTTTCCGTCGCAAGAAGAACTACAAGCCTCTAGCGATGCACTATACAATTATCGCAATAGTTTTGTAACCCCCGTTGTTACACCAGGTAAAGCCCCTGTTGTTGCACCAACCGAAACAGCAGAAGAAAAGGCGACACGGTTAGCCAACGAACGTGAAGACGCACAGGCTGAAACAGCACGACTCAATAGGCGCAAAGACGCACGATCATCCATGAACGCTGTGTTGTCAACTTACGGGTTGAGCGACCTATCCGAATATGTTTACAACGAAATCATTGTTAAAGAAACGGTAAACATCAACAACCCTGATGCAATCATTTTTGCGATCCGTGAACAGCCTGCATATCAGAAACGGTTTTCTGCCAACAAGGAACGAGTTAAGAACGGGTTTGACGAACTAGACCCTGCCTCATATATTGCATTGGAAGACCAGTATCGAGCAACCCTGTCGGCAAACGGTATGCCCGTATCGTTTTATGATTCCAAAGATGACTTTGATGCGATGATCGGTGGATCGGTTTCGCCAGCAGAACTACAGTCCCGTGTCCAAGAAGGATACCGTGCTGTGCAAGACGCTGACCCTGAAGTGAAACGTCAAATGCAAGAACTGTACGGAGTATCCGAAGGTGATCTTGCCGCATACTTTATTGACCCAAACCGTATGAAACCGTTGCTTGTCGCAGCCGACTACAAACGTCAAGCACAAGCAGCCAAGATCGCGGCCAGAGGATTAGAGTCGGCAGGTATCCAACTTACAGGTGGCCTTGCAGAAGACCTGGCTCGTCGAGGTATCACCGAAGGACAAGCCCAAGCAGGGTTTACCGAGATTGGCAAACTTGGCGAACTGACGACACAATTCAGTGGCGAAACAGCCCTCAGCCAAGAACAGATCATTGGACAACAATTCGGTACAGACACCGCAGCCGCATTAGAGTTAGAGAAACGTCGTCGTCGCCGTGTAGGTGAGTTCGCTGGTGGCGGATCGTTCGCACGGACACAAGGTGAAACATCTGGTTCAATCTCTACCTCGGTTGGCAAAGCCCAATAGGGTACTTGACACGCCGACAGTGGGTGTGTGTATACTGAGAGAGTTCAACAGAACACCCATCGGAAGTCCCCCGTCTTCGATGTGTTAAAAGGGGTGAGATTTGCAGCCATTCTGAACCCTCCGGTCAGAGTGTGGGCAGAAGGAGTGGGTCATGTCAGAGTCAGACTTCGAGTTTGAGGATGAAGCACAAGACCAAGCGACACGGAATCCAGTACGCGCCAGAATGCGTGAACTGGAAGATCGGAACAAGGCTCTAGAGGCGCAAGCCAAAGAAGCCGAAGCAGCCAAACGAGAATTAGCGTTTGTCAAAGCAGGAGTTGATCCTGATGCGGCAGGTGCCAAATGGTTCGTTAAAGGCTACGACGGTGAGTTCACAGCCGAAGCAATCCGTGCAGCAGCCGAAGAAGCAAATCTCATACCTTCACAAAAAAAGGAAGTGGCTGCTGAACAGCAGGCATGGAATCGGGTGGCTCAGGCCAGTCGTGCAGGCGAGACTAGCGATGCACCGGTTGACTATTCGCAACGTATTAATGCTGCAAAATCTTCGGATGAAGTGATGGCTTTACTGGCTCAGGCAAGAGCAGAAGCAGAAAAGTACTAATCACTCTCCAGTAGGCGCACTACCTTCTGGGGCTACCCCAAAGGAATTATAGTGGCAGTTACACAAGCAAGTTCACTCAGTGTTGATCAGGCGGCGTACGATCGGTTAGCGTATTTCGCTCTCCGTTCAGAACTGTTGTTCGACCAAGCAGCAGATGTGCAAGCAACCAATCAGGCGATGCCTGGTTCTTCGGTTATCTTCACCATTTTCTCGGAAATGGCTGCGGCAACATCACCAATCAGCGAAACATCTGACCTCACCCCAGTAACAATGGCAGACAGCCAAGTGACTGTAACCCTTGCCGAATACGGTAACACGGTTAACACCACTGCAAAACTTCGTGGAACCTCGTTCCTTGATGTTGATGCTGTTGCAGCAAACTTGATTGGTTACAACGCTGGCAACAGCATTGATCAAGTTGTGTCAGCAGTTTTGGCTGGTGGAACAAACGTTGTTTACGGTGGTGGCGGTTCGTCAACCCCAACAAGCACTGTGACCATTCAGGCTGAAGACATTGTTGAAGCCAACGATGTCCGTCAAGTGACAGCAGCACTCCGTTCAGCAAACGTAGCAACTTTCAACGGTTACTACATGGGCTACATTCACCCAGACGTTTCGTACGATCTTCGCAGAGAGACAGGCAACTCATCTTGGAATGCACCTCACATCAACGTGGACACAGCGAACATCTACAATGGCGAAATTGGCACGTTTGAGTCGGTTCGTTTCATTGAGACACCTCGCGCACCATTGGCTGCTAACGCATCGAACGGTACCAGCACAACTGGTTTCATTGATGTGTACGGCACAATCATCATGGGTCGTCAGGCTTTGGCTAAGGCGTACTCACAGGTTGATGGCAACGGCGTTGTTCCAAAGGTCGTTCGCGGTCCTGTGGTTGACTCGCTCATGCGTTTCAATCCGATTGGTTGGTACTGGCTTGGTGGCTACGGTCGTTTCCGTGAAGCCTCTTTGCGTCGTATTGATTCGTCGTCAAGCATTGGTTCAAACGCTTCCTAATTAGGTTGCGTTAGTCCCTCACATTGTGGGGTGGCCCAGGTTCCCCTCGACCTTGCGGCCACCCCATTTGTGTTTGGTGTATGATGTTTTTGTCGAAAGGTTCACATGTCTATTTCTAATTATGCCGAGTTGAAAATCTTGGATCATACAACTGGTAGAGCAGCGTGGACTATCCCTACGAACGTGTATGTGAAGTTGCACACAGGCGATCCTGGTGAGGCTGCAACATCTAGTGCGGCTGCGAATACAACTCGTAAGGTTGCTGCGTGGGCTGTGGCTGCTTCGGGTGCGATTGCTACCTCGGCAACCCTGGAATGGACCAACGTTTCTACTACAGAAACATATTCGCATTGGTCGTTGTGGGATGATTTGACTGCGGGTAATGCTTTGTGGACTGGTGCTTTGTCTACATCTGCGGCTGTTACTGCTGGTGACACTTTCCAGATCACTACTCTTACCTTGTCTCTCGATTAAGTAGCGGGGCCGTATGGCTGTCCCACTTGATTTTAGTAGCCCGTTCACGGGTGGATCAGCGTTTTATCTTGGTGTAACCACACTGGCTCGTACCGCTACAGGTAGTGGCACAGGCACCCAAACAGCCATTGGGTTAATTACATCGCTTCGCACTGCTACAGGTAGTGGTACAGGCACAAGCACGGTTGTTCAAATAAAGGTTGTGGTCAGGGTTGGTACCGATTCTGCTGGTACGGGTTCTTCTACTGTGTCGCAAGTCCTACAAAAAATTGTTTTCGCAAGCGGTTTAGGTACAGGTTCTTCTAGTACAGTATCGCTTAGTGTTGTATCTAAAACTGCTACGGGATCAGGAACGGGAGACTCGTCAGCGACACCAGTCGTCACGGCTATTCGTACTGCGTCGGGTGCGGGAACGGGAACATCGACTGCGCTCGGCGGGGTCCTATATATCCGCAGTGCCGAAGGTTCGGGAGTAGGAACAGATACCGCTGTTTGGGTGAAGTCACATATTTTCCGTGTGCCATACACGATCACTTATTCGCAGGGAACGTTCCGTGGTGAAGGCACAGCAAACCGTTTGCAGTCCTATAACCGGAGTGGTGTTCGAGCGTTAAACCTGTATCACCTCACAGATGACAGTTACACAACTGTTGAACAGCGTGACGCAGGACAGATATTAAAACTGTGGCATGGTGGGCGTGACCACTTTTTGACTGATGCCGAAGTAACAGAATTGACCTCAGCGGGCTTTGGGGCTAGTATCACCTAATGATCGTTGAGGGATTAAGTATTGTTGTCGCTGTATCAACCGAGTATTGGGGGCGGTTCGGTGATGGTTGGACTCAAAGTGTGTTGGCTCTTGAACCCAAACCTGAACATGTGTTTATTGCTTCCGAGGAACCACTTGTTTTGCCTGATGGCTGGCTACAAGTTCAGGCTGTAAAACCGTTGATTTGGGATGCGTTCACACAAGTAATATCTCAATCCCCAACCGCCTATGCGATGTTGGTCAACATTGATGACAGACTGCCCACAGATGCGTTAGATGACCTTGTGTTGGAAGGTGACATTATTTGTTCTGCGATGATTGACACAGATGGTGTGGTCAGTGTCCCGTGTCAAAAAAAGTATGAAAACATTGTGAACGCATACTGGTATCCGCTAATGGGATCAATCATTTTTCATCGAGATGTACTAAAGAAAATACCGTTCAGACCGACTGTGTGGATGGATTGGATTGCGGCATTTGAATACAAAGCCCACAAATTGGACATCCGATTCAACAAAAAAATACGGTACATCTACAACATTGAAGGGGAACGGCTGTCAAACCCTGCCGATCCTTCTGCGGCATTAAGCCAAGTTGCTATTATGAGGAACATGGTCAGACACGGTATGCCCCAACCAGGCAACGTGTGGCCACCAGTTTTGATGGAAGGAAGTTACGCCGATGAGCATATTTAGAACACCAAGCGACAACTTTGTGACCCCACGGTTAGCAGAGTTCAACATCAAAGGTGATCGCCTGTCCCAAGAACAACGCCTCGCCAACAGGCTTGCCGTACATTACGCAGCCACCCCTAGAGGCCGTAACGTGTTCCAGTTAACCAACCTGTCTTACACAGAGAATCAACCGTCAGACATGTCTACAGTCATCAAAACCTATCTTGGTGGACACGACATTGAGGTGGATGCTACCGAGGTAGCATCGTTAACAGCAGCAGGATACGGGAGTTACATAACGTGATCAAACATCAAGAGACACATCCAGACTTGGATGTTGAGGGTTGTTTCGGATGCAAAGTGTCAGCAGTCGGATTCAGCGCAGAACTTATGCCTACCCGTACCGGTTCTTCACGGTCGGCTGTGATTGCACAGAAAGATCGTGTGCTAGAAAAGGACCTAGCAGCATACAAACGTTTACGTGACGATGGTGTGCAACCAAAAAACATTGATGGTTCGGCAACGGTGGAAGCGAGAGCAAACGAAAAATGGCAGGTCGAAACAGGGATACTTCCAGACTTCTAAACCTTGTCGGGGTTGAGGAACCCAAGATTGGTTACGGCAAAATTGTTGAAGGGTTACGCAAAGCGTTATCTAATCAGGTAACACTTGATGAACAAGCAGAATCGGTGGTGTATGTGACTACACCAAACATGGTTAAAGGCTGGTATCAGGGGCAAAAGGTTTCGTTTATTACGATGTGGGAAACAAACCAGTTGCCATCAAAGATCAAAGACTTTTTGCCGTATGTGGACACAGTGATTGTTCCATCTATGCACAACTTTGATTTGTTTTCACAGTTCCACAACAACGTTCACATGATCCCGTTGGGTGTTAACCGTAGGGTTTGGTGGACATCAGACATCAAACTTAAAGGCAAGTTCCGTATTCTGTGTGGTGGATCAGAATGGCATCGTAAAGGTTTGGGTGTCGTGCTAGAGGTGTTTCAAAAGTTGGCGTTACCTGACGCAGAGTTGTGCATCAAAATTGTGCCACCGTACCTGTACGCGCCCGACCTCACAGATATTCCCAATGTGACTGTTTACGATAAATGGATGACCGAAACAGAAGAAGCAGATTTGGTGCGTTCATGCGATCTGTTCGTGTCGGCTTCCCGTGGCGAAGGGTTCGGGTTGATGCCACTACAAGCAATCTCTGCTGGTGTGCCGGTGGTGTTGACAAACGCTCATGGTCATCGAGAGTTCGCTGATCTTGCTACGCACAGGATTTCTACAACAAGTGTGCCTTGTGAGAACGGGTTTTGGGGTGGGGCAGGCGATTGGGATGAGCCGAACCGTGACGAGTTGGCTGCTGCAATTCTTGATGTATATAAGAACCGTGACAAGTATCGTCGTCAGGCAGCCCTGACAGCACCCGCAGTTGGGTCGTTTAATTGGGGTACAGCAGCCGATCAACTGTTACAAATTGTTAAACCAACCAGTAACACACGGTCTGATGTTTGGGTAGATTTAGAACCGATGTGCGAAATTGAGGTGACTAAACGGGTGCAGGCTGACATTGGTAAGCATCGGGTGGAACTGTTGCCAGGAATGAAACATCGTGTAGTGTTGAATGTACGTGACGTTCTATTTAAGGCAGGATTACTCAAATGATGAAACCTAGACCAGTTTGGGATACACCAAACCCGAAGAAGAAATCTAAGAAACTGTCCCCAAAGAAGAAGGCTGCTGCAAAGGCTTCGGCTAAAGCGGCTGGTCGCCCGTACCCTAATTTGATTGACAACATGAAAGCCGCAAAGAAGCGTGGCTAAGACTGCTGCATGGCAAAGGTCCGAAGGTAAGAACCCTGCTGGCGGTTTGAACGCTAAAGGTCGTGCATCTGCCAAAGCGCAAGGTATGAATCTGAAACCACCTGTGTCAGCGAAGCAAGCAAAGAAGTCACCGAAGGCGGCTGCTCGACGTAAATCGTTTTGTGCGCGTATGGGTGGTATGCCAGGACCGTTAAAAGATAGCAAGGGTCGCCCAACTCGGAAGGCTTTGGCGTTACGCAAATGGGATTGTTGATGTGTGGTAATCTGTTTTTCTAATCCTTGAAAGGAACGATTATGCCCAAAGTTGGAAAAATGGAGTTCCCTTACACCGCCAAAGGTAAGGCTGACGCAAAGAAAATGGCCAAGAAGACTGGCATGAAGGCAAAGGCTAAGAAAAAGAAGTAAATGTCTACCGCTGGTGCGCTCATCAACAGGGTGTCACGGCAACTGTTATCTGGAACGATTGAGGAACGGAACAAGTTAGCAACCACCGTTACATCGGCAGATACTTCTATTGTCATGTCTTACGACTTGGCTGGTTTGCGTGGTGGGTCAGTGTTTGAGATTGATTCGGAACTCATGTATATCTGGGTTGCTGAGTCAGGTTCTAAGACTTTGACTGTCGAGCGTGGCTATCTGGGTACTACAGCAGCCGCACACACGGCTGGCGCACTTGCCATTCTGAACCCTCGTTTCCCACAGCAACAACTGTTGGATTCGTTTAACCAGGAGTTAGATGATTTGTCTAGTCCATCTAACGGTTTGTTTCGGGTGATAAACGCTGATCTTACCTACAACGGTTCTGACCGCCAACTCAACATCACCTCTGCTTCTACGGTGATTGATTTGATTGATGTGCGGTTGAAGTATTTGGCTTCTGATTATCCGGTGTTGCGTGGGGTGAGGTTGTCACGGGATTTGCCTACAGCAGATTTTGCGTCAGGGTTTGCTTTGACGTTTGATGAGTTGTCTATGGC